CGGCGATGCGGCTGCGAGCCGACTGGCCGAACGCGGTGGTCTCGATCTCGTCAACGGTCTCGGTGACCTCGACGCTTGCGATGTTCGTGGTGAGCTCGGTGTTGCCGACCTTCACCCGAAGATTCTTACCGATGAACTTTGCCATTCTCTTTTCTCCTTAGCCGGCGGCAATCACGGTCACGCTGAACTCGGCCGTGTGATAGGTGACGTCCCCAATGGCGAGCGAGCCCTGGTTGGTCATTTCTGTGACTCGGCAATCAAGAGCCTTGCCCCCGAGGGAGCGGTCGGCCTCAATTGCCGCCTTTACTGAACGGTTACCGCTTGACTCGCAGTAGGCGTCCAGCGTGGTCTGTGATGCCCGGTCGGCGACGCGGCCGACGATGAGCATGATGGTGAACTGGTATTCGTCTGACCCGCGCCCGAAGGCCTGGTCGTAGGTGATGCGGCCCGGCATGACAACAGCGACGGGGGGCTGTGGGTTGTCGGGAATGTAGGCCGAGGAGCGCAGGCCGTTGATGGTGGCGAGGCGGTTGGCGAGCCCGGTGCGCAGGTCGGTGAGCGCGGTCATGCGACACCGTTGACGCGGCGGTAGCCCTCAACGAGCTGCACGACGTCAGGGTCGAGGCCGCGGCTAACCCGCATGATTCCCATGTCTCCGAAGCCGGCAACGCCGAGGGGGGACTGGAGGCGGGTGAAGATTCGCGACGATTGCAAGATGGTCGCCTGCGTCACCGTGACCGGGATATTGGGCCAGCCAAACACCGCCGTCACCTTGATCGAATTCTCCGGCCCGGTCGGGAACGTGTAGTCGCCGATTGCTCGAATGCGGGTGAACGGCCACACGACGCCGCCCAGGTAGTCGTTGATCGGCTCGGGCTGCGCGTCGCCCTGCCCGCCGGCCGTGCCAAGAGTCCAGGTCGTGTCATACACGCCGTCGAGTCCGGTGGAGGTCTGGACCTGGGCGATGGAGCGGGCATCGTCGATCTGCACGACGTAGGGATTCTCGGTGTTGTAGTACCGGGTTGCGGTGCCGGCGTTGATGAAGTTGCGGCCGCAGTACGCGTCGATGAGGCGGGAGGCGGACTCGACGGCCATTTCGAGGAGGGCGTCGTCGGTGGCGTCGCCTGAGGCGATGCGCAGCGCAGACTTGATCTGGCTAAGACTCGCGTAGCCGTTGCTAATCGCCACGGTCAGCCTCCGATTTCGTAATGCTTCCGCATCCAGTCGACGGTCAAAGGAAGGCCCTGGGCGAGCCTCGTGCGCGGATTGTGGTGCAGCAGTGCCTTCGCCTTAGAGATGTCAGGCTTCTTGCTGGTGACGTTGTGCTTGTCCAGCGGCAGCCGGTTCACCAAGGACGGGTGCGCCTCAGTGATCTCCAGCAGCATGTTCGCCATGTCCTCGACGCTGACGTACTCGTCCCCGCCCACGTTCACGGTTTCACCTGGCGTGAAATGACTGGTGGCGTTGGCCAGGGTCGCGATGAAGTCGCCTTGGTACATGAAGACCCGGTGGTAGTTCTCGTAGACGGTGATGGGCTTGCCGGTCAGGAGCCGGTAGGCAAACAGGCACACGACGGAGCGGTAATCGTGGTAACGCTCGCCCGGGCCGTAGGCGTTGAAGAAGCGCAGCGTCATCGTCTTGGTGCCGTACCGGTCGGCGAAGTTGCGGACCTGCTCCTCGTTGACCCGCTTGGAGATCGCGTAGTCGTTCGTGAGCCGAGGCTGGGGATGCTCAAGCAGGTATCGCTCGTCGATGGCTTCGGCGTCAGCCTCGCCGTAAACCTCCGAGGAGGAAGCGAAGACCTGGAGGAAGCCGCGCTCGCGCTGAAGCTCGAGTACGTTGCGGGTGCCGATGGCGTTGGTGCGCCAGACCTGCTCGTAGTGCTCCTCGCCGTTGATGCGCCCGAACTCGGCGGCCAGGTGGTAGACGAGGTCAAAGTCGCCAACGCGGTCAAAGGCGGCGCGCAGCTGCCGGTAGTCGGCGACGTCGGCGCGCACAGTCTGGGGCTGGCCGGTGTGCTGGAGTTCGATTCCCCAGACGTCGTGGCCGCGCTCGCGCAGCTCGGCGACCAGGGGGGCGCCCAACGTGCCGGCGGAGCCGGTGACAACGATCTTCATGCTGTTTCCTCCACAATTCGCCAGAACCGCGCAGGTTGCTGGGCGAGGACTGCCGCAGGGTCGCCGGGCTCAAGCCGCCCGACGAGGGAGTTGGTGACGATCTCGCAGCCAGCCAGGGTGGCCTCGATGACGACGAGTGGACAGGCGTCCCGCTCCTTGGGGAGATGGACGAAGTATTTGGCGCGGGCCATGTGCTCGAGCACGACCTCGTGCGGAGCGTTCTCCAACTCAACGAGTTGCAGGCCTTGGCGCTGCGCCCATATGCGTGCGTTGAGTTTCCCCTTGGCCGGGTGCTTCCTGCCGGCGAACAAGGCGAAGGGTTCTTTCACGCCGGGGGTGACTTGGCCGGGTGGTACGGGGGAGTGAATGTAGGCGTCGGCCCTGCCGGTCCATTCGGCTTCCCAAGCTTTGTGCGCCCGGCTCATGGTGAGAAACCGGGAGGCTTGGCGGAATAACTCGGCCTTGGCGGGTGTGCGGTGCTGGGCGTGCTGCACCCAAACGACGGGCCTGTGAGCCGCTAGGAAATTCATAGAGGCTTCGGAGAGTTTGTCGGTGCCTCCGACTACTACCCGGTCAAACGATCCGTCTACGGCGCTCTCAGCGGCTTCCGGTTCTATGTAGGTGACCTCGACACCATCCGGTGCCGCGGTGACCATGTAGTCCGTGTTGCGTTCGGCGCCGCCCGCGTACTTACCGGGCAGTAAAGCCTCGTGCCGCTCCTCAATCCTGGGGATGTGGTGCGTGACCCAGGCAACCCTCATGGTGCCAGGAGGACGTCAAGCGCCGGGCGCCAGTATTTGTCGAACACGACGTCGGCGTCATAGTTGGCGGCGAAGTCGATGGCCTGCTGGGAGCGGCCGCGGCCTCGCGCGTAGGCGGCCTCAAGGTTGTCGACGATGCTGGGCACGAGGGGCGTGAAGAACCAGCAGCCTTGGGGTGAGTCCCAGGCGGGCTGCACTTCGCAAAGCCAGCCGTCGCCGACGAGCTCAGGCTGCGCCGTGGCGTTACTGACCACGACCGGTACTCCGCAGGCCTGCGCCTCAAGGCTAGGTATCCCGAACCCCTCGCCGCGGCTTGGCTGGAGCAGGACGTCCATGGCGGTGTAGATGCTGGCGAGGGCTTCCTTGGGGATGCCCATGCGGTAGGAGTACGAGTCGGCGATGGCGACTCGGTCTCCTGGGACGCCTGTCGCGGACAGCAAGGCCCTCAGGTCAAGGCCAGACATGGCGGGGCTGGGCTCGGTGTGCAGATAAAGCCAGACGTCGGGGTGCTGCTGCATAAACATCCCGGCGGCAAGGAACGACTCAGAGAACGATTTCCGATCAACCGAACCCTTGTTCGCGCTGACCATGCCAATGACGAAAGCGTCCTCAGGGACACCCATCCACTTACGGGCGGGCACCTGGCCGTCGCTGCCCTGCATTAACTCCGTCGGCTTGAAAACCTTGGTGTCAATGGCGTGCGGGACATAAAGCGCCTCAATGTCATGGCGCTCAATCGCGTCAAGCCCGAACTGCGACATCGCAATCGGGGTGACGTTGGGCCGAGCAAGCCACTGGATAACCGGAGCGGGGGCCGGGAAGTGGTCAATGGGCACCCAGGAAGCGACGCGCTCGAGCACGTCCCAGCCGGCGCCCTTGAAGACCCAGCAGTCAAAGAGTGTGATGACGAGGGCCTGCTGCCCCGTGGGGCGACCGAAGTCCATTGCGTAGGCCGGGATGACGTCGTTGGAATAGACGTCGAGGCCGCGGGGGTAGACCTGGATGCCTTCCCACTCCATCGTCGAGCCCTCGAGCCCGTAGTTGGAGGCGATGGCTATTTCGTGGCCGGCGGCTTTGATGCGGCGGGTGGCTTGCTGCGTTTGTTCGCCGTAGCCCGTCGCGGCCCAGGGGGCGTTGCTGGCCCAGACGATTCTTCGTATATCAGTCCGAGGCGGAGCAGCTGCTCTCTCTCGGGCGGCGGCACGTCGAGCGGGGTTCCCAGAACGTGCCGCGTTACTGGCTCTTTTGTCTTTCGTGGCATGGGCCACCGTTTCTCCTAGGTGTGCGCAGGGGGTGTGGATGGCCCCGCCCCCCTGCGCAAAGGCGGGGCCATCCACGTCTAGGTGCCTAGTGACTAGGCGGTGCCGCCAGTGAACTTGCGGATATGGGTGACCTGCGGCAGGTTCCCATCGACTCGCCAGGTGAAGCGGATGTTCACGACGTCGCGGTCGAACCCGAAGTCGTCCGAGCGGGCAACCTGAAGGCCACCCACTGACCTGACGTAGTAGCTCGGGAAGTGACCCGCAAGGAGAGAGACCGCGCCAGAGGCCGGGTCGGCCATTGCGGGGTTCTCGATGAGAGCGTGGCCCAGCACCTGATCAGGCGTGTTCGGGGCTAGGGTCGGAATGAAGACGTAATCGCCGTTGCTCGTCTTGAGCTTGCGGAGGGCCGCGATGGCCTTGCCATTGCCCATGACGCCGAACCCGGGCAAACGCCGGGCGGCCCCATCCAGGCTGTACACGAGATCGACAACGTCATCGGCGGTGAACCCGCCGGTGCCGCGCGTGGATGTCGCCGTTCCGCCGGTCACACCAGCTGATGCAGCCACAACCATGCCACGCGGCTGAACGGTGCCCGTGCCATTAGTGAGCGCGTCGTTGATGCGGTAGCCGAACTCGTTGCCGGCCTGCTGCGCGAGGAAGCCGAGCACGTCCACGTTCGAGTCGTTGATGAACTCGGAGGAGAGCTCAACGCGGAAGCTGTACTTGTGGCTGCGGAGTGTGGTCTTGCCGAACGCCGGGTCCGACTCGTCAATCGTGGCAGCCTCAGCCTCAATGGCTGCGGTCGACCAAGACGACAGCGACGGAAGGATCAGGTCCTCGCCGGAAGCGGTCGTGAGAACGGTGACGATGCTGGGGTCGAGGCACGGGCCCACCAGACGAGCCTGGTCGATGACCTGGGCGCTAAAGGTGGTCGGGACCGGCGCGTTGCTGGTTGACTTGAGCAGGTCGCGCTGCTCCACACCGAAGGTGTAGGAACGCATCTCGCCCGAAACGATCTGGCGAATGATGTCGGCATCGGTGCGCTCGCCCGAGCGGGCCTCAACCGGGCGGGCAATGTCGGCCACGCCGCGCATGGCCTCGGCGATCTCAGCCTCACGCTTCTCAGCGGTGATGAGGGTGTCAATCATGGTGCGCTTCTCGTCGAGCTCCGCGAACGTGCGGTCGACGAACTCGCGCTCCTCGGCGGACAGGTCGCGGCTCTCAGCGGCGGCCTCATCCATCTTTGCCTTCGCCGCGTGGTACGCCGACTGGCGATCCTCGACGAGCTTCTTCAGGTACTCGGACAACGTAGTTCACCCCTTTCTGGGGTCTCGGTTTATTGGAATGCGCAGGTGTCTCTTGCGAATCCCGCCGAGGCTCCTCAGAGCGGGGAGACCTAGCCGCGGCTCTCGCGGCCAGGAAGTCTTAGGCCTTGAAGGCCAGGTCGAGCTTGGTCTTGAGCAGGTTGATCTGGGCCGGGTCGTGCGCGACCGGCTCGACCTCGGGCTCGGCCTGCGGCTCCGGCGACAACTTCGCCACCACCGAAGACAAAAGGCCAGCCTGATCAAGTGTCAAGGTCGCCCCACGCTCCAGGGCCTCGAGCGCGCCGTTGAGTGCGTCGGCGTCCTCACCCGTCGCCTCGGCGAGCATGTCCATGCTGCGCACCGCGGCAGAAGTCTGCCGGTAGGCCGGGAACGCAACTATGGAAGTCTCATGCAACCGCACCTGCTGAAGCGTCCGCTGGCTGCCGTCCTCGTTCCAGGTGTCGCCACCGCGAGGAACCGAGAAGCCGAAACTCATAGAGTCAATCACGCGAGGAGCGCCACCGGCGCCCAGCAGCACCGCGAGGTCGCGGCCGTCAGTCGTGTCTGGCAGCGTCGCCTTCACCAGCAGGCCGCGGCCGTCTTCCTCGAGCGTCATAGTCTTAGACCGGGTTGACGCCAGGGGGCGGGCCGGGTCGTGGTTGACGAGCAAGAACACGTTGTTGCGGGACTTGAGTGAGCGCCCGAACGCGCCAGGCGCGATGGTTTCGGTGAAGGGAAGCGGCTCGCTCGGGGAATTGAACACGGCCGCGTATCCCTCGAAGCTCATACCTTCGGGGGCTTCGCGCACCTCAAGGTCATCAACCGTAAAAGTGCGGGTTTCCATCTTGCTCATCGGCCCTCCTAGACCTGGGCGTTCTCGGCCGGCTGCAACTGGTTAGACGCCAGGCCCGTATGCGGCATCGCTGGCAATCCGAGCGCCGACAGCACAGCTGCAGGCTCGTAGCCAGACTGGACAAGTTTCGCGGCCATCTCCACGCGCTCGCGCTCCTCCACGATCCCGGCGGAAGCGACAGCGATATTGGCAAGCGGAACACGAGGGGCGTCACCGCCGTCAACCGGGCGCATGTCCATCAACCCTCGAGCCTCGTTGACGCTCATGTAGCCAGCCTGCAAAGCGGTTGAGAACACCTGCGCCTGCGTGGCGGAGTCGCCGCGAAGCAGCCCGTCCATGTTGACGCGCAGGAACACCTCGCCTGGCAGGAGCCGGTTGTGCGCTTCCTCAATGGCGGCGATGAGCGGGGTAAGCGAGTAGCGGGTGAACTGGATGGCGTTGTGCTCGACCGAGGCGTAGGACATCGCGCCTGGAGTGTTCAGCCCGATCATGGACGGCGGCACGCGGAAGACCCGCGCCACCTCCTCAACCGCGAACTGGCGGCTCTGCAACATCTGGGCCTGCTCGCCATCCGAGCCCGTCTTCGTGAACTTCGCCCCACCCGACAGCACCCCAGGACGGTGAGCCTTCTTCAGCCCCTTGTGCCCAGCCTCAAACGAATCAACCAGATCCTTCGCCTGCTCCTGCGTCAGATTCCCTGGAAACTCGATGATGCCGGAGGTGTTTGCGCCGTTGGAGAAGTAGCGGGAAGCAAACTCGTCTAGGGCCTTAGCCAGCCCGAGGGTCTGCTTCAGCTCATCCACGCGGGACACGCCCTTGAGCGAACCGGGGCGGCGCATCTCAGGGATGTAAAGAACGTCCTCGCCGGGCAGGATCGCCTGGCCGCCGTCAATCACGAACTCGCGCAGGCGACTCTCACGGTTGCGGCGAATGTCGACGCGCGTAGGGTCAAGCGGCTGAAGCGCAACGATCTCACCGTTGCCATTGCGGAGAATCTGCACCACGGCCCCGTGAGACAGCAGCATCGACACCACGATCTGCTTGTAATACTCGATGCGGCTTGAGCCTGGGCCTTCGGGCTCGTAGACCCAGGCCGGCCGCGGCCGGTAGGGGAGGCGGTTACCGTCGCGGCGAATAAACGTGTCCACCGGCAAAGTCGAGATCGTGTCCGACAGCAAACGGACGCACGCATAGGCGGCACCGATCTCCAGTGCGTTCTTCTGGTTGACGACCGTGCCAGCCCAAGTAGCGAAGCCCGACACGTCAATGCCGGAACCCCACACCTGCTGGTACGAGAGGTTGCGCTCCTCGAGCGGCTGACCGCCGAACAAGTTTGCGAGCATTTAGAGGCCTCTCTCCAGGGCGACACCGAACAGCACGCCGCAGACACCAGCCACGACGAAACCAAGCCAAGGCGCCACTAAGGCGGCACCGATGATCAGCGCGGCGCAGCCAGCAATCTGCAAAGCAAGGGCAATGCGCATGAACGCTCCTAGACTGAAAAGAAACCGGCGACCGGGGCTTCCGGCTCCGCCTCGCGGCGATGAGTAGCCCGGTCAAAGGCAATGAGAGCCGCGACAGCGGCATCGATCTTTCTCGGCGAACCGCGGTGCTCCTTGACTACCCGCGGTCCCTTCTGGTCGGTCTTGATGACGCAGTTCCCCAGGTGCCGGGCCAGAGCGGGAGAATGATCGTGCGACACCTCGCCTGATACCACCGCGTCAAAGAACTTGGCCGTCGCTGGCACCATGCGAGCTGGGCTCGACGATGGGTACTCAGTAATCGGAACCCCGGCCTCGGCCAACGCCTCCATGCTGCGCTGCCACCGGTACGGGTCACACGCAACCTCAACCACATTGAGCCGGCCACACGTTTCCAAGATCCGAGCCTCAACGCCACCAATGTCCACCCGCCAGTCATCGCGGTCGCCGGGCTGCTTCTCCCACAAATCGACCAACCAAACGCGGGGAATGTCCTCAATCGTCACGCCAACAATCGCCGTCGTGTCACCCGAAAACGAGCCATCGAACCCCAGCACCACCGGGGTGCGGTCCTCAACGGGCTCCATCTTTGGCAGGTCATCCCAGGTGCCGTGCGGCAACCAAGCCTGCTGCGAACTGACAAAGACGTTGGTGCGCTTTGTGCGGAACTCCGCCTCCGGAGTCCGCTTCACCGACGACTCAAAATCCTCGGGGTCTTGGATATCGCCGTAGCCAGGGTTGGCAATCTGCCAGTTCTTCGGATCGCGGTGGTCGCAGTCCGGGTCCGCCTGCCACCAGGCCCCAAAGAACGACGGGTCCTCAACCTCGCCAGCCGCGACCCGCTGGGCATACTGATACAGCCCGTAACACACCGAGTCCTGGCCCGTCGAATCCGTGCGAACACCAGCAGTCGTGATTGCCAGAGTCAGGGCGTCGTAGCGCGCGGCCTGCGCCAGCGTCATCACGTCCCACAGCTCACGATTGGGCGCAGCGTGCAGCTCGTCATAAACGACAAGCGTCGGCGACAAGCCCTCCTTCGTAAAAGCCTCAGAGGAAAGCACCCGATAAACCGAGCCCGTCGAAGGGATCTCAATCGCATCCCGGTATAACTTCGCCTGCTCAGCCAGCTCCGGCGACATCTCAACCATCTGCTTCGCTGAACCAAACACAATGCGAGCCTGCTCCCGGTCAGCAGCGCAGCTGTAAACCTCGCCACCTCGAGGCCCCATGAACAAGCCATAGAGCGCGATGCCCGAGCCAATTGCGCTCTTGCCCGACTTCCTCGGCATCCCGACGAGGGCTACCTTCGCCCTCAACCGCGAATCCTTGCGCCTCGCATAAAGGTGGTTCAGCAGTTGCTTCTGCCAAGGCCGCAGCACCAGCGGCTC